TATACTTATTGGAAGGATATAAGTTGGGTTGACAACCATGCTCGGTCATACAGCGAACAATATCTTAGTAATTATAATTCAAGTGCTGTTCTCTGGCGTTCTGGTAGTCCAAAAGCTAAAGCGATTTGGGAACACTTTGAAAAAGATGCCGATTACTATATGATTAAATATTGGGGTGATGATAGATTTTTATGGCATGAAAAGTTTGATTTTAAATGGTTTCCCAAAGGCGAGTTCTATTCGTTTCTCTATGGTGCAGACTATTATGATCCAGAAAAACGAGTAGTAGACAAGTATCGCCCAGAATATACCGTTTGCCTATTAAACGGATTAGATTATTTTCCAGGATATGATAAAAAATATGATGAACTTTCTAACAATAAAATGGGGTAACAAATATTCTGCAAAGTATGTGAATAATCTTTACAAAATGGTAAAGAAAAATTACACAAAAGATTTCAGATTTATTTGTTATACCGATGATGCCAAGGGAATCAATAAGAATGTGGAAGTAGTTCCTATTCCTGATGACGATTTATTGCATCCTAAATATTATTATGGTAAAGAAGAATATTGTTTTGATAGAGCAAAGTTTTTGGTTTTTAATTCAGAAGAATGGTTAGAGTGTGAACCGGAAGATCAATTCCGCTATTTTGATTTGGATATTGTCATTCAAAATAATATAGACGAAATCGATGAACTAGCACAGAAGCCAAGAATTCTTCATTCCTTGTGGCAGCCAGACGGCCAACTAGATGAGAGGTTCTTTATTGAAACTAGAGGAACCTATTATAACTCTAGTATGATGCTATGGTCATATAGCCAATGTCAACAAATATATTATGATGTCTGGGAAGAAAACGAAATCATTTTCAAAACTTTCTTCAAGGGTACCGATAATTATCACTTCTGGCGCCAAAGAGACTTCTGGAAAAATATACCAGACCACTGGGCATATTCTTGGAACAGAGGACGATATCATCCGCAAGACGTAGAGCGTTTCAAGTTTAGAGAAGACGCTAAGATATGTCTATTTAATACCGATAATGTTCCACATCCATCTGCAAAAGACCATGTGGAACTGGCAGAGTGTAGTGATAAAAATATTGTTAGGTTGTGGAAATGAGAGTAAATTACGTTTGCTGTAAATGGGGTACCAAATATGATGCCGATTTTGTCAATCGACTTTATCGAATGGCAAAGAAGCATACACCAGATAATTTTGAGTTCCACTTCTATTGCTATACAGACAACAATGAAGGTTTTGAAAATGAAATTAAAGTCATCGACTTCCCAGACATTCCCGACATCCATCCCAAATACTGGTTTGGATCAGATGATTTCAAATACGGTATGGCACGTTGTTGGGACAGACCAAAGACGTTCATCTTCAATACACACAACTTCGCAGACGATAAACCCACTGGAAGATTTGTCTTTTTCGACCTTGATGTTATCATTCAAAATGATTTGTCGCCAATCATCACTTATGACTTAGAGAATCCTACCAAGCTACGTTCGTGGTGGCAAGACCCTCGTCCGATGAAGTCTCGTAACTTTAAGTTGGCACATGGTGCATATACCAATGGCAGTTGTATGGTGTGGTCAGATGATCAGACAGAGTGCATCTGGCACGATGTGCTGGAACATCAAGAACGTATTTGGTTTACATTCACCGACGGAACAGACAACTACCACAGTTGGCGATGGGGAGACTTTAGTGATACTCCACTGTGGGCCCACTTCCCCAGCACATTTGCATACTCATACAATCGTGGTCGCAACTGGCACGAAGGCGATATAGAAGTTGCTAAATATAGAAAAGACTGCATTCTATGTGTCTTCAATGTGGACTTACTTCCATTTCAAGACAATAGGCGCGGTAAAGTGAAACAGGAATCACTGGTTGATCCTGATCTATTACAGCATTGGAACGTTTAATGATCAATATCTACACAGTAAAATGGGGCTTTAAATATGGCCCGGAATATGTTAATCGAATATTCGAAGAGTGTAAGCAACACATAACTTCCGAGTTTGAGTTTCATTGTATCACCGAACACTCCGTTGGACTAGATCCAGAAATCACTGTAATCGATTTTCCAGAGGATAACTACTATGAAAAGTGGTGGAACAAACTGTATCTGTTTGATAAGAACATTATGCGAAAGCAAGGTGAAAAACTTTTCTTCGATCTGGATATAGGCATTCAGAATAATATCGACTGCATCGTAGAGCATGATCCAGAAGATGGACTTACTTTTGTTCGCACCCACTGGCACAACCTAAAGAAGATGAAGTCCGATTGTAAGGATATTCCACACAAATATACCGAGTTAAATTCGAGTGTGTTGAGATGGAATGATAAATTTGACGGAGAAAAAATCACAAAGTTTGTTAGAGATTACCCTGACCAGATGTTTTTTTATTATCGCGGACTAGATAATATGTTCGGTCATCAAAGAGATAGACTTTTAAAAATTAATTATTTTCCGGATGGCTGGGTATATAGTTACAACTATGGATATATGTGGCCGACGGATGTGAGAGAACAAGTTCTCCGCGAAGAACCACTTATTTGCTTATATGATTCAATGGAAAGACCACAAGATGTTAAACTATAATTTTTTGAATAACTACCGCAATTGGGGTGAAGGACTGGATAAGATCGGCCACGAAATGCCATGGAAGCATGAAGACTTTCGCAAGTCTTTGAATCCTAACACAATGGATGCCGCTATTTGGTTGGTAGAAGAATTGAAGACGCATGTAGATTTCACTAAGAAGTTGGACATCACTATTCTAAATTCTTGGTTAGGCTTTCCTCTTGTACCTCTTCTTTGTGAAAACCTAAGTATCGGTAAACTTAATTTGATTGATATTGATAAGGATGCCCTTGAGTTATCAAAGGTATTCAATCGTTACTATTCTGAAAAGGGAATCGAACTTAATCACCTTAATTGGGATGTTCCGTTTGCTTATCATGATATCAACGCTTTAAGAACGGATGTTGTCATTTCTATGGCATGTGAAACGATGTATCCTTTAAAAAACATGACTACTGCAAATCCGGATTGTTTGTTTGCATGCCAATCATCAAACGTATTTCGTGAAATGTATGGCATAAATTGTGTGCCCACTGTCGAAGAACATATAGATAATATAGGAGTTTCCGATGTTTTATTCCAAGGTAAGATGGCCCAGCATTATTGGTCATGGGACGGTAAGGTCAATTTTGACAGATTCATGGTCATAGGGAAGAAATAATATGGGTAAAGCAAGAGTAGTTTCTCCACCACCAAAAGATTTTATTCCCGAACCATTAGTATCACCTCTACCAGAAATTCTTGAGGAGCAAGAGTGGTTAGACGGTAATCTGGAAGAAGAAATTACTGAGACAGAACAAAACGAACCCTCTTCAGAAGAACTGGAGAAGGAAAAAATTGCTCAAGAAAAATACGAAGAGCTACAGCGTAAGAAAGCAGAAGAAGAAACTAGGCTGTCAGTAGAGTTGCAAAGTTTACACGAGTCAAACGAAAAACTTCAACGTGAAAGAGACTCGGCAATAAAGGCAAGAGAGGAAAACATTCTTGCTGCTAGACAAAAAGCAACTGACCAACGCTCAACCCAACTTAACATGGTTGAGGAAAGAAAACCGTCTTTATGGAAAAAATTAGAACAATTTTTTCGAAGACGTAGAATCAAAAAGGCGACTGTTGGAATTAAGAATTACGAACATGCAATTATCAATCAAGCATCTGCGGCTGTTCCAAAAATGTTGGATGAAATTGAAAAGATGCATGAGCAGCTAACTATTCTAGAAGAACTCATCTCTAAATATGTCGAGCGTCAAAAGATCAAAGATCAGTAAATTCCACACCCGAAATATCTTCAATCATAGATTTCCAGAGGTCCTCATGGGGAATGACATAACCGAGAGTGAGCCGCTTGCTACGACTCCCAGCGCAGTGGTAGAAGACCTTATCAGTCTCACTGCGCCTACCGAAATATCCAAACTTGACCGACCAACCCTTGGGGTCCCAAAGAGTGACCATTTCTTTTGTTATTGGATTTAGATATCTAAAATATCCACCAT